CTAAAACTCATTACATCACCTTCTCAAGCCCACAGTCATAACCACATATTTCACCATTTACTATCTGTGGATATACATTTTTCACTTTCATATGACCATAGGAGCAATCAAATTCTATGGAACTCTTGCTATCAATGCTTAAATCTGCTTCACTGTCAGCTAACATTCCATAAGCTGTGTTTTGATATGAAGTCCCTATAGTGCTGGTAGATACATTAATACTGCTGTCATAGGTTTTCTGTGGAAATATCCTGACTACAAGAGTTACTGGTTCAGTAGTCTCTTCAAAGTGGCCATCTACAACCCTTTTAACAGTTTTGGTAAAGGATATCTCTGTAGGATTTTGATCTATGCTCCACTTGATGTCCTTTTTTCTTCTCTCTGCTGTAATCATAGGCTTATCTCCGTATCAGAGCCAATCATAAAGCTTGATCTTCCAGTGCACATATTTTTGTACTTCTCTGCATTTTGATAACAGAGACTAGCTACATCATTAATAGTGGAATACTGATATCTCTCCTGGCCAACCTGATATTGATTGGGAGTATCAATATTACTCTCCTGCATGGTGGCTTTCATCATCCACCCTTCACTTGCAGCACAATATATGCAATCTGCATCAGATATTAAAGAATCAAGTTCAGTATCAGTGAAAGTCTTACTCTCTCTATCGTTCAATAACATTCTCAATTTTGTTCTCAAACTATCAGTTGGTGTCACAATATCACCTCCATAAAAAATAGCACCTACATCTGTAAATGCTATTTCAACGCTATCTGCTGCACATTTTCATCAATGGCCGCGAACACACCCCTGTAACAATATCCAACTATCTGTGCCTCCACAAGTCTGCTTAAATCAGGATTACCAGTTTCAGTTGTCAAATCCTTTTTGACAAGTTCCTTGAATCCTCTCTGTGGTCTTATTAGGTATGCAGTTCCCGGAGTAACTCCTTTATATTCATAGCTCTTTTTACCAACATTAACGCTCCAACCATCATAGTAAATTATCGTTGATATACCAGCTACAGAAGGATATATTGAACCCTCAAGCTGATGTCCTCCTCTTATTGCCATTTCTATGTCTGTCTGGTCAGCCTTTGAAGCAAGAAGTATTGTGCCTGGTCTTTTGGCAATTACAGTATCCTTTATAGCCTGGTTCAACGTCCTCCATATTCCGAGCCACAGAGGATCATCAGCCTTGCCCTGAAATGCTGTTTTATTGCCAGCTTTATAAGGAGCACCAATTATAGGATAAAGGTGCATATGATTTAAAAGTGCATTATATGCCTGCCCCATAGATTTATTAAGTATTTCAATGTTAAATGTCTGATTAAAATCCACCATTTCCTTGGTATATTCAAAACCTGTTGCATATGTCTGTATTCTTGCTACAGGGCCATGTTCAGCGCTCAGCGAACCGAATTTAACCTCTTCACCTTCAATATGCTCCAAGAACACGCAATTTCCATATAGTGCCCATTTGGCATCCAGTGTCTGAGGTAAATTAGGATCTGAAATTGTATCGTATATAGGGCTGTATAAAAGCTGAACTTCTTCCCTCCCAAGTTCCACATCCAGAGTAACTTTCCTCAAAAGTTCCTTAAGGTTCGCAGTAGAACCAAAGGTCATCATTTCACCGAGTGGCTTCGTAAGCATCAGTGTTTCCATCTCACCATTTACGAGCTTTTTCTTGGCATAATCAGTTTTGCCATATACCTCAAAAGGTACATCCTCTTCTATAGTCATGGATCTTTTTTTATCTAGCATTGTGTCCTGGCTTATAATTTTAACCATGCTTCAATTCCTCCTTCTATGCGTATTGTGGCAGCAGTATAAACCAAATTACATTATTGCTGTCCTTTGGCTGTGTAACTCTGCCTACAAGTCTGTTTGTTCCTTCAGTAACTGTAAATTTCTTTGCTGTATTGTCCCAGTATATCTTATCACCCTGGTTGAATGCTTCAGTAGTGACGATATTATCTGTCTCGTATTCAGCCTGTTCTATTGTCAAAGTAACTTCATCAGTCTGCCCTTCTCCTGTAGTCACTGCTTGTGTTGCCACCCCAAAGAATCCTCCTAGAAGATAAAACTGCTGTGCTTCTATGGTAGTGTTCTCCGGTACTGTAACTTTGACACTCTTGCCGTCACTTATTTTTGCTCTTGTAACCTGCTGTTCTTCACTTGGTACTGGTTGTCCTGTATATGCCATGTTTTATCACTCTCCTTATATTCTTGATTTTCTGATGCTTACACCACTGCCAGCATTACCACCTGCAGGCGAACCTGGTATTGAAGTACCTGCAGGTATATCTAAATGTTCCTGCGATATTAGATTCTTAACAAATTCATCTTTCAGGATATTGTCAATTTCACCTGAGATAACTTCCTTTGTAGCTCCATCTTCCACCTTTAGCATCTTTTTAACTAGATTTTGAGCCATTTCTCCTGTAACTTTTTCCTTTACAACATCATCAACAACCTTTTGGAATCCTGCTTTTTCAGCATTTACTACAGCTTCATGTGCTTTTTTAGCCACATCAACTATATCCATTTCTCCAGTTACTTCAAGTGCCTCTTTGACCTTATCCAGAGTACCCTTGGCATCTACTGCCTGTTTGACATCCTCCATTTCACCTGCTATAAGCTCCTTGGTTATGCCAAGTTCACCAAATACCTGTTTGTAAGTGACTGAACCTGTCTGCAATAGTCCTTTCAAATTCTGCATTAATTCCTTAAAATCCATTGTTTTGCCTCCCTTGTTATTATCATTTTTTATTGTTGAATCCATCTCCATCCCCACTATGCTTGTAGGCATACCTGGTCTGTGAAGTGGTGTCCAGTCAATAGACAGTGGATTGTATCCTGTTACATCCATCTCACCGGTGCCAGAATTCTTTTTGAGTTTTGGATATCCAAAAATAGAAACCTCTTTAATTCTTCCAGTTCTAACCCATCTTTTTAATTGTGCGGCATCAGCATCGATCAAACCCCTAAAATATGCCTTATTCCCCTGCATCTTTGCACCAATCCAGGAAGTTACTGGAGGAACAAATTGAGTACTTACATCTTCAGCCTTCTGGTGCCCTAAAAATCCATTTAGAGTATTGGTATTTACATAGTCCACAATATTTTTCAGGCTTTCAGGCTTATAGTTCCACCCTCTCTTAGATTTGGTGGCCGGTATTTCAACTGCGACCTCCAGGGGGTCCTTGTCCATGGATTTCATTAAATCAAGATCTACGCCCTGAGCTAATGGAATATCACTGGGTTTAACCTGTGAAATACTTACACTTAATGAATCCATTTCTCCATAGACTTCATCTGACATTTCTCCTATAGGTTTGTATAGGAACATTTTAATCACCTACCTTTTCATTTCTTGAAGTGAGTCCTTCAATCGTTTTGAAAATTCTCTCGCACATTTCTTTACATCATCAGGTGAAATTTGAGAATCAGTATTAAATCCAATATCTTTATTTTCAGTACACTCGGTAATTGCTATTGCCTGAACGTCAGATAAACATACACAAACAATCCCTTCTGTATCCTCAAATTCATAACCTGAATAGGATCTATGTTTAACCTTTTTAAAACATTCTTTGAGCCCTATTAAATCATCTTCCTTTGCAGTACCGCCTATGCTATTCCCGCCTTTAAGCCAGATTGTATAATCTTTCACCCTTATTCCTCCTTAAATTTGAGCATAATAAAAGCACCTACCTTTTTCACTTAGTAAGTGCCTTTTAATACCACGCTACAAGATCATTGTCTTTAAAATCCTTTTTTGAAGCATATTCCTCAATTCTTTTAATAGCATGTGCAGCATATCTTTTCCCAAAATCTTCTGTTGAATCCTTTAGAAATAATCTTTCTTTGGTTTTTAAATCTAACGCTACCTTCCCAGGATGTTTTTGGTTATCCTCCGGAAAATACTCATATATCACTCTATCATCTGTCAATTCTATTAATCTTATAGTTACCAAATATCACCCCTCCTTAATCTAAGTTGTTTTTCTTTAAGTATTTAATTAGCGCCTTGCTGTAGTTATATTTGCTTTCAGCTAATTTATGGGCTTCCTTATAATTTTTATTATATCTGTTCATCAGCTCATATTCAAGCCTTTCATGTTTTAACATTATTATGTCATGTTCTTGAATATTTTTGCCTTCCCTGAGCCTTTGCCATGACTGTGACATATCATAATCAGCGTCAAAATTTCTGTATCCTCCGTATAAATCATATTTATTTATAAACACATGATTATAAACTTTTCCTATTGATTTGGCACTAATTCCAGTGTTTTTAGATATTGTTTCTACTTCCAAATTTTTATCTCTATTTCTCACTGATTTATAATATTGTTCAGCGTGTTTTTCTCTTAACTTATTATCAGGATCATTTTTACCCGTCAATGCCCCTCTTATTGCTCCTTTGTCTTTTGCTATAGTTTTATTTCTCATGCCTTTAAATGATTTTAGCCATTTTCTCATAGCTAAACCTAGCTCATTAGGCTTTGAGAGTTCTGCATTCATAAATACTTCTGCAAAAAATTCTCCATAACTTTCCCTACCATATCTTGATATGTTACTATTAAAATCAAATTTAGGGTTATTTTTCTTTGCAATATCAATTATCTCGTCATAACAACGCTTCTTAACTTTCATTTCAATATCGGTATACCATTTAAGCACTGCTTTTGAAGTCTTTCTCTTTGTGTTTATAAATTGCATAGGCTTGTCAGGTATCCAGCCTTTAGCCCTCATTTCATCCTCTATTAATTTATTTTGAAGC